GAATCGTCGGGGTTCGGATCCCGATCGCGATCTCGGACGACCCGGAGGCCTCCGTCGTCATTCGAGAGTTTGGTGCGTCGGCTCAGCCGTGGCTCGTGGCGGTGAATATGGTGAGTGAAGGCGTCGATATTCCGAGGCTTCGAGTGGGGGTCTATGCGACGAACGTCTCGACGGAGATGTACTTCCGTCAGGTGGTCGGCCGCTTCGTGCGCAGTTCCTCGCATGGAGAACGGGCCTGGCTCTATCTGCCGAAGGATCCGACGCTGATCGAATATGCGCAGGCGATCAAGGCGGAGCGGGATCATGTATTGGCGGACACTATGGGCGGCTCAAGTCCGAAGAATCCCTCGCTGCAACTACCGGCTCCACGAAAAGATTATGAACCGATCAGCGGCATCGCCAAGGAAGATCAGCTCTTCGGCGAGGAGGAACCCGAATCCTCGGTACCGGAACAGCTGGAGATCTCCGCACCGGCGCCGTTGCACGAGCAGAAGACGGATCTGCGCGAGCTGCATCGAACACTGGTGGGCCAGGTCGCGCGGAAGACCGGCGCGGATCATCGGGCCATCAATGGCGAACTGTGTAAGCGGACCGGCGGGCCGATCGATCGGGCGACGCTGCACCAGATTAAGAAACGGCTGTGGCTGTTGGAGGCGTGGAAAGATGCGGGACGAATCAGCTGAGACAACCGAAGTCGAAAAGGACATCTGCATCGATTGCGGAGCGGGGATCGACAAGCCCACGCCAGTGCAAGTTGCGCCGCATCTCTTTATGACACCGCTCTCGCTCTGTCCGCGGTGCGATGAATCCTGGCGCTGGCGTGGGCAGATCTGTAAACCGCGACCGTATCAGCTGCCGTTATGGAGACCCAAGAAAAAGGAGAGAGCATGTTGAGAGTCTACGCTTCGACCGTCGATGGGATGGTGTTCTGTGACGTGTATCTAGTCGAGACAGCAGGGAACGTGTTGACGCGCGTCGGGCTCTTGGAAGTCTCTCCAGAGCAGTTACTGCAAGTGCAAGCGGCGATGCCGGGTGTCGAGTTTCTGTCTCGTGAAACCGCGGCCCGTTGACGCCGTCTGGCTCACATGGTAAACATGGTTAACAAATCCAACGATTCCCACCCGTTACAGCGAGGGACCACCTCCTGATGCCGACTGCCGCTGTGCTCGACGCGCTCAATCCTAAGCACCGGCGATTTGCTGAAGAGTACGTAGTTGATTTCCACGGGACGAAGGCCGCGATTCGTGCCGGCTACAGCAAGAAGTCCGCCCGTATTCAAGCCTCGCAGCTCTTAGCAAATCCTAACATCATGGCGGCTGTGCAATTTCTCATGCAGAAGGTCTCGGCGAAGCTTGAGCTGACCTCTGAGCGGGTGCTGCAGGAGATTGCCCGGAGCTGCTTCTCGGATGTCCGTAAACTCTATTCACGTCGTGGGCGGCGACTCAAGCCGCATGAATTGGACGACGACACCGCCGCCGCCCTCGCCGGCTATGAGTTGAAGGATGGCGTGCTCAAGGTGCGGTTCTGCAGTAAGACCGAAGCCCTCAACATGGCGGGAAGGTACCTGAAGCTGTTCAAGGAAGACGCGCCGACGCAACCGCAGGCCGGGATGTTCGTGCTGCTCGCGCCGGCGACGGCCAATCCAGAACAATGGGACACGCTCGTGAAACAATATGCCGGCGTCGGCAAGTGAGCTCCGGGTTGCGTGGCGCCCGCAGCCAGGGCCACAAACCCTGTTGCTCTTGTGTCCTTATGACGACATCTTCTACGGCGGGGCACGAGGCGGCGGTAAGACGAGCGGGATCCTCGGCCACTGGGCCAAGCATGCGCATGAATTCGCCCGACACGCCCGCGGGATTCTCTTCCGACGGACCTATGACGAACTGGAAGAAGTCATTGAGCAAGCCAGTCAGATCTATCCACTCCTCGGCGCCTACTATAACGCGGGTAAACGCACCTGGCATTTCCCCAACGGCGCACGGCTCAAGCTCCGCTACATGGACAAAGACAAGGATGCCAAGCGATATCAGGGGCATCAATACACCTGGATCGGCTGGGAGGAGCTCACCAACTGGCCCTCACCCGATCCGATCGACAAGCTCAATGCCTGCTTGCGGTCTGCCGCTGGCGTCCGCTGTCAGAAAGTCTCGACCGGCAATCCGGGCGGCGTGGGGCATAACTGGGTCAAGGCGCGGTACATCGATCCCATGCCTCCGCTCACGCCGTATCGCGATCCCGTTACCAACGTGCTTCGGATCTTCATCCCGGCCAAGCTGCAAGACAATCAGCTCCTCATGCAGAACGATCCGGGCTATGTCGATCGGCTCAAGGGCTCAGGCCCGGAGTGGTTGGTCAAGGCCTGGCTCGACGGGAATTGGGACATTGTCGCCGGCGGCATGTTCGACGATCTCTGGAAACGCGAGGTGCATATCCTGGAGCCGTTCAAGATCCCATCGAGCTGGGTTATTGATCGCGCCTTCGATTGGGGGAGCTCGGCGCCGTTCTCGATCGGATGGTGGGCGGAGAGCAACGGCGAGGCCCTGCCGGATAAGCGGATCTTCTACAAAGGCACGAAGATCCGGATCGCCGAGTGGTATGGCTGGAACGGGAAGCCCAACAAAGGTCTCAACATGATCGATACCGACATTGCGCGCAAAGGCCTGGAGATGGAGGCGGCCATGACGACCGCGCATGGGTACCGGTTTGGTGAGGGCCCGGCGGATCCCTCGATCTTCACGACGAATAACGGGGTGAACATTGCGGCCGGGATGGGGCGGGTGGGGTTGACGTTTCAGCCGGCATCGACCGGGCCCGGCAGCCGAAAGAGTGGGTGGGAACTGATGCGCCGGATGATGAAGGCCGCGGCGAAGTCGCCGATGGAAGAACCAGGACTCTTCGTCTTCAGTAGCTGCCGACAATTCATCAGGACGGTGCCGATGCTCCCGCGCGATCCCGTGAACTTGGACGACGTCGACACCGATGCGGAAGATCACATTGGGGACGAGACGCGCTATGAGCTGACCTACAAGCGCCGTGAGGTGCACATGCAGAAGCTGGTGGGGGTGTAATGGGAGGAGCAGCCATGAAAGATCGAATGCAGTTATGGTTCGCTTGTCGCCTGCCTCGATGGCTCGTGCGATGGGCTGCGGTTCGACTCATTGCCCATGCGACGACGGGCCAATTCTCTTCAACGGTTGTCCCTGACTTGACGGCAATGGACGCACTGAAACGCTGGGACTCAGTAAACTCATGACCTACATCTTCATCCGCCGCGGCTGGGGCGCGTTCGTGCGGTGTGCGAATGAGGCCAAGGCCCGGAAGCTGGCGAGGCACTGGCATGAGACCGGGCAAGGTGGGACGAGCGAGAAGGACAACGACGTGATCGGCCTGTTCATCGGGACATCCAAGTTTCCCTCGGAGACTACGAGGACGCAGCTCTATCCATGATCGAGAACCCATGTTTGAGACCGGCGTGCCTTGAAGACTTTCCTGAGATCAGATGGCCAGATAGTCTTGAGGAATATCTTGACACCTTCAAGCAGCGACAACACCTACGGCGATTATTTCACGCTGAATGGGCCTTGCGCGGCTATAAGAGGGCGCCATGAGCATGAACCTTGAGCTGGCCAGCGTCAACGAACTGTGTGACGAACTCCTCAAGCGGTTTCCGCACATCATCATCATGGGCCTGACGGATCGGAACGATGGGGATCTGACCGAGATTCGACATCAGCGCGGCAACAGCCGTACCTGTCAGGGCTTGGCCATGGGCGCGATTATCCGAATCGAGCAAGACCTGAACGAGCGGCGATATCCAGAGGAGTCAAGTCAGCAGGAGGGGTAGTATCCGTTCCGGAGCCACCACGATAACCACTGAGAGGTCTCTATGAAGCCGATCGCGTTCGCAGAATCGAATACAGTCTTTGCGAAGGACCAAGAGCCGTATAGCCCACTGCCAGCGTTCAAAGGTGATGATGGCATGGTGATTTCGTGCTGGACGTGCGAGACCTGGCGTGAATGGTTCAGGATGATGGTCACGGGACGCATCTGGGTCCTGACGCTGACGTTCAACAAACCGCTTCAGCCGGTCAAACTGGATACGACGCATCCATTCAAGAAGTAAGGAGCCCCCATGCCTGTCAACAGCACCCACCCACAATACGACTCGCACTTCTCCCAATGGCAGCGCTGTCGCGACGCCGTCGATGGCTCGGATGCGATCAAGAGTCGCGGGGATCAATACCTGCCGAAGTTGAGCGAGCAGGACAGCGACGAGTACAAGGCCTATCAGAAGCGGGCACTCTGGTATGGGGCCTCAGCCCGCACGATCCAAGGGCTGACGGGCGCGGTGATGCGGAAGGAGCCCGCTGTCGAAGCCGCGACGGCGCTGGATGAGCATCTCAAGGACGTGACCTTGACCGGGATCTCGTTCCAGGCCTTTGCGAAAACCACGCTCGAAGAAGTGCTCAAGACGGGGCGCTATGGCGTGTTGGTTGACATGCCGGCGGTCACGCATGACACCCAGCGACCGTACTATGCGGCCTATACCGGGGAGTCGATCGTGAACTGGAGGACGGTCATCGTGAATGGCATTCCGAAGCTGGTCCTGGTCGTGCTGTGTGAACAGCTCTGGGATCCCAAGCCGGACGATGCCTACACGATGGAGTGCATCGAGCAATATCGGGTGCTGCGGTTGCACGACAATCGGTATGAAGTCGAAACCTATCGCCAGTCGAAGGAAACCGATCAGGACTGGGTGTCGCAAGGCCTCGTCCTGCCGATGTTCCGCGGGGCACGGCTCGACTATATTCCCTTCTGCTTCTTCGGGCCCAACACCATCACGCCCGACATTGAGAAACCGCCGATCTTGGATCTCGTCGAGGTGAACCTCTCGCACTTTCGCACGAGTGCCGATCTGGAACACGGCGCCCACTTCTGCGGGTTACCCACGCCGTGGGTCGCCGGCTTTCCTGAGAACAAGGTGCTGAAGATCGGCTCCTCGGTCGCGTGGGTGTCCAACGACAAAGATGCGAAGGCTGGCATGTTGGAATTCACGGGGCAAGGTCTCGGGGCATTGGAGACGCGGCTCAAGGAGAAGCAAAGCCAAATGGCCGTCTTGGGCGCGCGGCTCTTGGAAGAGGCGAAGCCTGCCGTGGAAGCGGCTGATACGCTTTCGATGCGGTTCTCCGGCGAGCAGAGTGTGCTCCGCAGTGTCGCGGGGTCCGTCAGCACCGGGCTGTCGAAGCTGCTCGAATGGGCGGGACTGTGGAGTGGCGTCAGTCCGGAAGAGGCGAAGAAGGCGGTGGCTACGCTCAACACCGACTTCATGGACGCGCAGATGACGTTCGCCGAACTGACCCAGTTGGTCTCGGCCTGGCAATCCGGCGCGATCAGCTACGAGACGATGTATTACAACATGCAGCGCGGGGAAGTGACGCGGCCAGGGATCGAGGCGGAAGAGGAGCGGCAGTTGATCGACATTCAGAAAGGGGCGCCGGATGAGGGGACTGATCCGAATGCCGATCCCAATGCGCCACTGCCAGAGGATCAGCAGAAGGAGGCGGCGTGATGGCTGAAAACATTGAATCCTATGTCCCCGTTCTGGTATTCACGAGTCTGTACGTGACTGGTGATGATGTGTTCACGTTGCATCCTGGAGATTGCATACTGTTGGACACGGCTGGGTATAGGGAGAAATTGCGCTATTGTCACTTGGCGCACGCTGAAGATGGCGCCACGGAACCATATAAATTGGTATGTAGGGAGCTAGACTAATCATGCATGACACTATTCACCCATTCGCATGATCATCGCTAACGACCTCGGCGACCGGTTCATCCGCCACCACGTGGATCTCCTGCGCTTGGAGGCCAGCGAGCGGCGGATCGTGCTCAAGATGCTCAAGGGGCTGGAGAACGACATCGTCTCTCGACTCCTGAAAACAGAAGGACTGACGCTGGCCGAAACCAGGAAGCTGGAAGCGCTGTTCGTGGCGACGGAGGAGATGATTCGCACGACCTACAAGAACATCAGCACGCAGCAGCGGGCCTCGCTGATCAAGATCGGCGAATTCGAGAGCGACCAGACCGCCCAGATTGTGAACCGCACCGTGGGGGCCTCCCTCATGACCGTCGGGGTGCCGTTGGTCACGATTAAGGCCATGGTGGATGGGGATACGGTGCTGGGTCTGCCGGCGAAAGACTGGTGGGCGAAACAAGCCACGACGCTGAAAGCCGCCTTTCAGGACACGATCCGACGCGGGGTGTTTGCGGGGGAGACGTTGAACGATCTCTTGCGACGGATTCGCGGGACACGCGAGTCCGGCTTTACGGACGGGATCATGGGCGGCGCGACGCGCGGGGCGCGGAGGAATGCGGAGGCCTTGATTCGCACGAGTGTGCAATCGATCTTGGGCGCCGCGCGTGATGA